GATCGAGGTCTGTAGGCGCAAAACCAATACTAACTGAAGGCGAACTCGAAGCTCTATACGCACACGGCATACCCAGACGCTACGTCGACTCCATCTCCGACGAGATCCTGCGCCACCAGACCTCGATCACGCTGGGTGGCGACGACGAGGAAAACGCCAACGACCTGATCGCATCGTTCGAGGAATTCCTGAAGGCCACGCAATTCCACCACGCCTTCTCCGAGGTCGTGAAGCTGCAGCGCCTCTACGGCGGCGCCGGCCTGGTGCTCCTCATCGATGACGGCCTCCCACCAGAAGAGCCCGTCGACATCAATCGCATCCGCTCGATCCAGGGCTATGTGCCCCTGTCGCGGCACGAGCTAATCCCCGAGGACTTCACGATCACCGACTACACCAAGCCCTCGCACTACCGGATCACGACAGCGCAGCGTCTGACCCCTGAGCAACAGGGGCAGTACGTCAACGTGCGGATCCATTCCTCGAGGGTGGCGCGCTTCGACGGTCTCTACCTGCCTTGGAACGTGCGCGTGCGCAACACCGGCTGGGGCCTTCCGGTACTCCAACTCGTCTGGGAGGCATACAAGCGTTACGAGAGCGCCATGTCGGGCCTGGAGTCGATGACGACTGACTCCGACCTGTTTGTCCACAAGATCCCAGGCCTGTTCAACCGCATCGCCACCGGCAACGAGAGCGACCTGCGCAAGCGACTGGAGGCCAACAACCTTTCACGCAGCGTCTATGGCGGCATGGTCGTGGACGTGGAGGAGGAGCTGCAGTTCCTCAACCGCGCCCTGAGCAACATCGCCTCCGCGACCGAGCCCTTCATCAAGGATCTCCAAGCAGCGACGGGTTGGCCCGCCTCGATCCTGATGGGCGACTCCCCCGGTGGCCTGGGCAAGGAAGGCCGCTTCGAGGAGCGCGTCTGGGCCTCCATCGTGGAGCAATGGCAAGAGGTCTATTGCCGCACGGCGGTGACCGAGGTGTTCCAGTACATCCTCGTCTCGCGCGAAGGCCCAGCCCGAGGACGGCCACCTGAAAAGTGGAGCGTCGAATTCCCGAGCATCTTCACGGAGACGGAGAAGGAAAAAGTCGAAATGCGCTTACAACAGGCAAGTATCGACTCTCAATATGTAAACATGGGTGTTCTTAACCCCATTGAAGTACGCGAATCAAGGTTTGGAGGAACAGACTTCAACATTGATACTACGCTCGATGAGCGGTTCACTGAGCAACTACAAACGAAGGCTGAAGCTGAGTTCCAGATGCAGCTCATGGGTATGGAGGCCCAAGCACAGGCAATGCAAAACCCTGGAGCGCCTGACCAGGCTCAGGGTGAGGCTCTCGCCCAAGAGGGCGACGGCGAAGGGGCTCCGATCATGCCCGATCAGCGGGAGAACTCTACGTTCGACTCCCTGGATTTCTACCAGGCACACGGTTACAAGATCCGCGTCGCCAACACCCAGAAGGACGTACGCATCGGGTATCTCGTAGCACCCGATGGACAACGAGTTGATACTGACGGCACTCCTTCCGTTTTTGTCGTCGGTCCACACCGAGCGCAAGGGCGCAAGCTCTACCGAGCTCGGTTCGATACGCAGGGAGAACTGGTCGAAGGTCCATACGCCATAGGCTTCCGCACCGTCAAAGCAGCGAAGCAAGCAATCGCTTCTTTCTATCCTCGGCAGAATGTGGCAGGGCTATCTCCCGTACCTGAGGGCGAGGCCGAAGCCCTTCGCGCCGGTTGGGAGCAGTACTGATGAGCGAGCAACGCCCTACGACTCCGGAAGCCGCACGAGCTGCCGCTTATCTTGCGGCAAAAGAACGCCTCGATTTTCGCAGGGGTAAAACAAGCGGAAGTGTTAAGTGCAACCCGCCAAATGTAAAGTGTGGTGATCGCTGCATCCCCCCTAACTGGAACTGCCGCCTTAAGGGACAGGGCAACGACCCCCACCTTGCAGCCAAGCGCACAGATCCTGTAGGAGGCTTCGCCAACATTGAGCGGGGTATCAAGCGCCTGGGCAAATTCGCCCGAACAGGCAGTTTCTCCGAGCTCGAGTCAAGCAAGCGCTCTCTGGTGCGAGGTGCGGTCAAGCTGAAGCCCGGCACCTTGAAAGAGAAGGACGAATTCAAAGCCTGGCTTGAGCAGAACTGGGGCCGTATCGCCATTCCGGTCACGATTGCTGGTGTCGCTCTCTTCACCCACGCTGGGCTAAAGAGCGGCAACGTCTTTGGGTATCGCGAGGGCGCCGGGGCCAAGATCGACCGAGCGGTGCATAACGGTATCGGTGCTGTTCTCGATGTGGTACCGGTTGTAGGCCAGGCGCGCGCTTACACCCGGCGCCGTGCGGGGGAAGCGACCGCCTTCAACCTGGAGCGCGTGAGCATGCGCACCCAGCGCAAGCGTAGTCTCCTGAACCCCGAGTCCGGAATCCCGGGCACACCGATCCCTACGACGTGGAAGACCAGCGGAGGTAGTGACCTTAATAGCAGTTTACTCGAAGTCAATAATGCGCTAAAAGAGATCGACGCCGACGCCTTAAAACGTAAATCGTCGTTCTACGACTGGAACACCAAGCACAACCTCGCCTTTTGGGGAGCGACGCATCCCAGCAGCGGGAAAAGCGTATTTGCTGAGCCCAGCGCGAAAGCTTTTCTAAACGATGAGTGGCGGTTGAATCTTCCGGCAAACGCCGACGCATCGGCGTACCGAGTCGCTCTGAGAGATCGTATTGCAACCGAGAGCGATACGTTCATACAGCTGGCTAAGCAACAAGGCTTTCGTGCTTACGGCACTCCTGGTGAGCAATACCTGCGCAATGAGGACATTGACGCATTCATCGTGCGTAACACACGGGGGATGCCCCCCGAGCTCGCCTCTGCACATGGCGCCTTTCTGAGGACTGCAGTAAAACGCGGCTCAAACAAAACCAAGGCGAACGTTATCTATGCCGGCCATGTACGCTTCTATGACGAGTACTTTAAGAAGCGTGTTATACCTAATCTAAAAAATGTAGCAGGCGCCCCTGGTTTGGACCGTGATATGCGCGGTGAAGGAGCTATCTCCTTGCGTGCTGCTGCAAACAGACGTCGCACCCATTTCTTAATTCAGACGAGCAACAAACCGAACCGAGCAAGTGCTGGTATTTCGCACGACGAGCTGTTCATGCTCGACTACTACCACACCAAGGTGATCGGAGACACGAAGTCGCCCTACACCATTAACTCTCGTTTAGCGACAAGTGCAGCTTCTGAACTATCAGGGAGAGCAATTACTAGCTCTTCAGAAGCAATCGATTTGCTCAACAACAACTACGGTTTCTCGACTGCTCAATTAGAAAGAGTTGCTGCTCCGCGCCGCTCATCCCGCCAACCCAATCCATCTACCCCCGAGGGCGGGCGTCCGGCTAGACCCTCTTCTGACGCCCAGAAGATCGCCGCCCTGATGCGGCGCAAGAACAAGGACGGGACACTGATGTTCCCGACGCGCGAGGCGGCCGAAGCCGAGCTCCGTCGTATGAAGCGCCAGGACGCTGAGGAGCTCCCAACCCGAGTGCGGGCCTATCTCGAGATGCAGGCCCGTCTCGACAAGCGTTGCGGTAAGTCGGGTATTCCAGACAAGCAAAAGTGCACTAAGCCAACTGCAGCTCAATCGCCGGAAGCTGCTCAAAGAGCAAAGGGCTTAGCGGAACCTGGCGTAACCTGTGCCCCTGGTACACAGCAATGCGGTAAAATCTGCATCCCTCAAGGCACTACTTGTCATATTAAAGCAGGGGGCAAAGTAGGTAGCAATGTTGCTAAGGGGGCATTAGCTCTAGGTGCTGTAGCGGGCACAGTAGCCGCAGCACGCAAAGGAAAACAGTTATATCAGAATAGACGCAACATTGAAGCTTACAAACGAGTTGCGCCCAAGGCAATGAATGCCGCAATCACCCGTCTGTCCCAGAAAGACATACGTCGGGGGCTTGATTCAGTCCCAAAGCAATTTAGGCCTCAGGCCGAAAAGCTTGTTGGAAAGGCTAAAGCTGCTATGGCCTACATCTCGGCAGATGCGCGAGGTTACAATATTCGTAAAGTAAACAACGACTCAAACTTCAGTGTCTGGAGTAAGGATGACGGGAGCAAGATCTTATCTGTTGGATCGGTCGGTGACACTCTCGTCACCTTCAGCGCAGACCGCACCGACACTATTGATCTGCGCACCGAGGGCGGCCGTGGTGTAGGGGTCTACGACATCCAGTTCAACAGCGACTTGGGATTTCAGCAGAAGAAAGGCTTATCCAAGGAAAGTCAAAGCGGAATTACTACGATGATCAAAGCGATGAACAAAGATAGCATTGAGACTCTTCCTAAAAATGCGGTACTGCGCAATATCCCTTACGGTGACGACGGGCTAGGACGCAAGCGTCAGGCCATCTACAAGCGCTTTGGCTACAAGTCCCTGAGGGGACTGCGGGGCAATGCGATGTTCGCAACGCTGAGCGACGGCAAGGTAGTACCTATCGAATCTAAATACGAAGACTTTTATGCTGACCTTATTAAAGGCGACGACTACAAGACAGCTGTAAAAAAGTTTGAGGCCCGCAATAAGAGAGACTCACTAGATAT